TAAGATTTGACAATAGGTAATTGCTCATATTAAAACTCTTTCCATCAAACCATTCTCTGATACCGTTGTAAGAATACGCTGTTGTTCCCGTTGCTGTTGGACCACTGATTGATGGTGTCCCTGTAGGTTGGTCAGCAAATTCAGTTTTTACAATAATGTAATAGTCATGGATATCATCTTTCAACGAACCCCATTCAGCCGTGGTGATGGTTGATTCTGTGCTCACCTGACAACCCGTATTTATTGGTCTTGATGTTAAGTAATCTCTCAATACCTCAGCAACATCAAAACGACCATAGTCTGCTTGAGGTGTAATCTTAAATGTCCCTATGATTGTGTCTTCAACATAAACGTCAACCACATAACGGAACTTGTACTTTGTTGCCTGTGTTGTTGCTGAAAACTCATAAACCAAATTGTTGTAAACTGGTTGAACGACAGGTGGTTGTGTGAATATTGTTGTTGCCATTATATTTCATCTATTGATATGTTGTCAATTAGTGATAGTCTTTCTAACACTTCTTCAATAACTGACAGTTGAGGTAGGTTTGCTATTTCTTCTTCACTTAAGGTGTTGAAGAACTCCTCAAACCTTTCACCAATAAGTTGGTTAAGGTTTGCGAATATCTGTAGAGACCCTATACCTCTCTTTTTTATTTTTAGGTTGGTAAAGAACAAGAATGAGTTTTGTTTGCTTTTACTCAAGTTGTTAAATCCTCTAACCTTTCTCTGTGCCCATTTCTTCAATACCAACGGTGGTACTCCACTACCTGCTCTTCTTCCCGTCTCGAAGAATATGGGGGCTTGATACTTAAATGGTGCTTGGTCAGGGTAAGTGATAAATATATCAACCTCACCATCACCATACTCCTTAACTTCATAGTCCAAACTTGCTGATAGTTTACCAGTGTCGTTAAGTCTGTATCTAACGGACTTTTGTCTACCTGAAGCATCATAACGAGTTTGTGGCTTTGCCATCTCATCTCGTAATACCTTCAGGGCAAATTGTCCTAACTTATCCCAACTCATAGACAGAACGATGCTTCAACTCTAATGGTTATGGTTGATTCAACACCACACAACACATCGTCCAATCTGTCTAAAAATGGACTAAAGGTAATCGGTGTTAATAACTGAAAAGTAGTGTCTGTAAGTTGGTTGATGTAGTACGCAGCGAAGTCCTGAAGTATCAAGTGTGATGTCTTCAACACGTCCAACTGGTTGCTCTCATCTTCATTAAGCATATCTCCAATAATCATATTGAAGACAAAGTCTGTGTAGGTCTTTTCTAACGTTGATGGTTGTGGTATAACGTGTAAGATTGGGTATTTGATTTTATTGTTGTCTCTACCCACATCTGATAGGTCTCCCCACGTGAATGTTTGTAATACAGGGTGTTGTTCCACAAACCCCTCAAATGACTCTATGATTGTTCTATAGTTATTCATTATGATTTCATTTTTTTGTATTGTGCCTCTTTCTCTTTATTAGACTTGACCACATAAGATAAATAATACATGGCATCCTGAACATTCAACTTGAGGACTTCCTCCAACTTCAATATGTCGTCTTTTGCCAGTATCATATACGTTGTGTAATAAAAGTTGATGAGGTCTGCTAACTGTTCTTCTTTTGTTCTTTTATTTCTTCCCTCATCTTCTTCGTCTCGTCTATTTTCTTCAGGGTCTCCAAATATGAGGGGGAATCCTTTAATGATTCCTTGTTGAACATTGTCAAAAAAAAAAGTGCTGACAGGTAGTTCTTCACAGGGAAGTCACCCATGTCCTTGCTTCTTAATTGACATTCGTCATAGTCGTATTCTTGAATTACACGGTCATCACCAGTCCCTGACAGTAGTGGTCTATAAAGAATTGCTATGACCTTTCTGTATTCAGGTTGTTCCTCACTCAACAATACGTGTAGGTCAGAGTATTCACCATAACTCATCTTTGAGGGTCTGATAAGTCCAAGTAGTTCACCCTTGTATTCTAATGATAGGTCCAACGAGTTCTTGTTCATCTCACTTGCGATGTGTGCTGTTATGAACTTGCTAACAAAGATGATTTGTTGATAGTCCGCTTTTTTAATTTCACTGATGGGTAAACCTGTAAAGAATGAAATGGTCTCCATGTCGTTCATGTCCTTCCCACTCTTAATGGTTTCATATTGTGAGATGGTAAGTGGTCCCACCTCCACATCTTTATTGCCGATTGTAATTTTCATAAGAATGAATATGTTGTTTTTGGTTTATTTGACATCTCCAAAGCATAACGTACCGCATCGATTGCGTGGTTGTTGAGGTCTTCAGGTTGGTCAATTATTTTTCCGTCTTTATTTGTCTTCCATTTATAGTTTTGGAACTCTTCCAATAAATTGGTGGAGTCCTTATGGATATGTACTCTATGTCGTTTAATCATATCGATACCGTGAAGTATGGTATGTTTCTTGACTGGCTTTGCGTTTATCCCTGCTCGTTTTAATTCTTCTATCACCTGTGGTGCTGCTGAGTCCACCCATAAGTCGTCAGTCATATCTATCCCCATCTTCTGTATTTGATAGATAAGGTCAGGGGTGGTCATCTGTGTCTTATATATCAGTTCCCTTAAGTAGATATCCTCACCGATGATTCTTACCTCAACCAGTGCCATCGGGTCTTGGTACCCCACGTCTAATGCTCTAATCAATCTACCTTCTGATGGGTAATGTTTTATCTCTGACCATTTTGAGAATACGGAGTTTGTTGCCACCCCTCTCTCACCAAGACCAAAGACTCTCCATAAATTGTCGTCTTTGTCCTTGAGTGATTCAATCTCCTTGACAATCTCTTTGGATAGGAACGGGTTTTCCTTGTAAGTAGATTTGTGGAAGAATGTGTCTTCTTCTTCAATCAGGTCATATATGTAAGAGTATAGGTCTGAAGGGTTGTAGTCAATAATGATTTGTTCTGTCGTTCTGATTGCCAGTTGGACGTAATCATCTCTTGTTAATTCGTTACCCTCGTTGATAAAGAGTATCTCCCTTTTTCTACCTCTTAACTTTTGTTCCTCATCTGTTGAGAACCATTCAATCACTGCTCCATTTGGTAAGGTGTAGTATCCCTCTTGTTTCTTCCAGTCACTTGGATTGTAGATGTCGAGTGATTCTAATATTTCCTTAAGGTCCCTTAACACGGAACCCTTCAATGCTGGTAGGGTTTTCCTTACGATTGAGAGGGTTTTGTTAGGGTGTTGGAGTAGATGTATTACCAACCATATTAAGATGTTGTAGGTTTTACCAGAACGGGCTGAACCTTGAAATAGTTTCAACCTCACATTCTTGTTGTCCTCCAACATCTCATAAATGTTAGTCGTTTGTATTTTCATCAGGGAATGTGTCTTCGTATAATGAGTCAATAAATGTCTCCATGAAGTCAGCAAGTTTTCTCCTGTCCATTGCTGCCAGTTTCTTAATCTTCCAATACGTGTCAGTGTATAGACTTATACTTTTCTTTTGGTATACGTATTCTTTTTCTTTGTACTTAATTTTTATCATCTTCTGTTTCTCTTTTGATTATTTCAACTTGTATTTGATTGTCATTTATCTTATCACCCTTTGATGTGATGTCCACGTCCTTTCTATCACTCCATCTCTCACCAAACATATTTCTCACCATAAGTGACCAGTGGTTTGAATTGATGTTCTTGCTCTTACCTTCCACCCATTCTTTCTTTGCGATATCTATCCACCATTGCTCTGACAAACTCTGTGCTTGCTTTACGGCTTCCATATATTGAGACGAACGGTCCATTAATCTTTTGTGTGTATCCCAATTTATTTTCATGTAATTGACGATGTGGACCTCAGCACAACCTGTTCTACCAAGTTCGATGATGTCTTCCCTCCATGTCTGTGGTATCCTTCCTCTTTCTACCAACAGTTCTATTGTGAATGGTTTTTTTCCTCTCTTAGCCATATATCCATTTTTTTATTTGTTCATCAGTTCCATCTACCTTGAACTTCTCTTTGTATAACCCATTTAATTGACTTCTGGTGGACTCTGTTAGTTGTTCCCATGTCTTCCTATTAACGAGTACCTTTGCTCGTCTTAAAGGGTCATTTCCTTTACACGCGCAACCCAAAACCGTAATAATTTTCTTTGTTTATGATATTCCATATCGTTCTATAATCTACACCGTATTCATCAGCAAGTTTTTTGTATGGATATTTTCTTGGAATATACTTTTCTCTGATTTCTTGAACTTGTTTCAGT